TCACGAAGAACCTCTTTTAAAAGTGGTCTTGCGTCAACGGTATAACGAACTTTTGGTGGAAAAAGTTTTCCATCAAAAACTCTATGACAAATTGTCTGTTCACCAACTTTAACATAAATGTTAAAAACTTCAGGTCCATCTGTGTAAGATGTATTCATAATTGATGGGTCATGCTCAATAGCATCTTTGTTATCCATCATGTAAATTACGGCCTTCATTTTTAACGTGTAAATCAATTCATCTCTTAAACTTAAAATGAAGTTATACAACTCCACCGAGTTTTTCGCTTTAGGGTTATACCCTCTAACGTTAAAGAATCTTTGAACTACAATGTTGTCATTCAATGTTAAAAGGAATTCCATTTTTGTACTGTCTTGCTCTTTCATGCGATTTTAATTTTTGTTTGTGTTACGTTTTTCTTTTCTTGTTAATTTCATAAATGGTTTGAGGAAATCTACCCAAGCCTCATCATTCTTAGGTAGGTATTTAAAAAGACCGTCCGCCATCATCATTCTCATTAGGTTTTTATATCCTCTATCTGTAGGGTCAATTGTGTCGGTAATAATTTGTTTAACCAATTCTTTAGCATCATCTGTGATTAGTGGATTAGTTAAATCGACAATTTTTTTGTTTGTAGTGTAAAACTCTTCACCAAAGATACCATTTTTACTTCGACCTGTCAAAATATTTTCTAAAACTTTTGATTTCTTTGTTTGTAGTAAATTTCCAGCATTAACCCGTATTTCATCGATAGTGCATGGTTTAACCTGCATATCGGGGAATAATTTAACTAAAGTTTTTTCACCTAATCCTTCAATACCTTTAATGTTGTCTGAAGTATCACCCGCAAAAATCTTACAGGTTGAAACATTATAGTGAGGTATCTTAACTTTGTTAATGGTTATCATATCCCCTTGTTTAAAGTACTCTTTAAGGTTTGGCGAGTAAATGGACACCTTATCGGTAATAAGTTGTGTGAGGTCTTTATCTGAAGAAAAAATAGTAATCTCTTCATTAGTTGCTACCTGACAATAATAAGCAATGAGGTCATCCGCTTCATTATTGTTCATCTCGACTTGTCTTACAAAGACTTCCTCAAGATATTCTTTAATTCGGGAATTTTGAGTTAGATATGATTCATATTTAAATTCATTCATATCATTTTTTCGATTTCCTTTATAATCAGGATAGAGTTCTTTCCGAGCGGACGAACTATTCTCAGTATCCCAAAAAACAACTACCTTATCGTAGTTATGCTCCTCGAGGAATTTTCTAATGGTATTAATAAAGTGGTAAATTGCCCCTAAGTGACTTCCGTCACTATAGAGGTCTTTTACTCCGTGAAATCCAATTTTCATTAAATTGGACCCGTCAACTAATAGTGTCTTAATCACTGTTGTGATTTAAAGGGTGAAACAATAATACTAATCTTCTTTTTCTTCTTTCAGGTCGAAATCACCATCAGTTCCGATGATGTCCTTCCAATAGTCCGCGTATTCTTTTTTGTATTTTTCCAATGAAATTTTTTCTTCACTAGCTTCTTTACCTGCAATGAATCCGTGTGGTGTAACAATAATCTTTCCATCGTCGTAACCCAATCCATTGATGTGGTTCTTCATTACAGAAACTTTTGTTCTTGATGCGAACTTAATAGTTCTCTTATCTTTTGTTGCAGTAATTTTAGTTGTACCAGCACCTTTTTGGTTTCCGAATAAAAATACCAATGATGAGTTCAACCAAATGGCCTCTCCACCTTTAGCTTTAATCTTTGGTTGTCCAAATGGATTGTCAGGTAGTTCAACCCATGGTTGATTAACAATCACCAACGTGTTTTCGTATTTAGAATCCGACTTACGTGACCCTGAAATTCTTTGGTTAATACCCATACCAATCTTGTCGGCTAAAGTACTTGCATTATGTTGTTTACCTCCCTTACCTTCAAAGGTCATTTTACAAGGAACAGAACCAACTGAATCCCATAAAAATAATAAACTATAATCTAAATTACCTTTCTCTTGTTCATCTAACAAGTTGTTGATGTAGTCGGTGATTTGTTCGATGTAGTTGAAGTTATTGTTGAAGATGTAGAAACCATCCCAATCTAACTCACCCGTTTCTTCATCAACTACTTCCTCACAATCAAATCCCATCAATTTGGCGTGTTCGAATGACCATTTTTGTTCTGTGATAATAAACACAGGAAGGATACCTTTCTTTTGAGCATCAACCGCAGTCTTTACAAGTGCAGTTGTCTTACCTGTATCTGAGTGACCAAGTAACATATTCAAGTGCCCAATAGCAGGACCTGGTAAACCAACCGCATCCAAAAAATCAGGACCTAAGTCAAAAAATCTTTGAGGTTTATATTTTGCTGATGTTGAGAATTTTTCTTTAATGGATTTAAAGTCGTTTTTCTTAATTGCCATTTTCTATTCTTTTAAGGTTTGGTAATTTGTTTGTTTTATTTCGATTATAGAAAGTATTATCTTCCTCATAAAGAGTTCCGATTTCTTCTTCGTGGAAAGTAATTAATCTAAGATTAAGTTGTCCGTCACCAGTTTCTTCTTTTAACATCCCAAACAAAACAGTGTCACCGATTTGTTTACTTCTACCTGAGAAGTAACCTTTGTCTTTTAGTTGACTTAAAATCTCATAAGATAACATCTTATTATCTCTTACTTGTAAGTCAATTTCTTCTTTAAACGTCATGTGATAAAAATTAAAGGGTGGGGAATCCCACCCTTGTTATAAATTAGAACGGTAAGTCTCCGTCTGGTTCGTCATTTGCTTGTGGGTCCGCAGCTACAGCTGGTTTACCACTCTTAGATGCTCCACCACCGAATGATTCGGTTTCAACTGTAGAGTTCTCATAAACATATCCACCCTTTTCAGTACTCCATTTTGGAGTCTCTCCACGAGCAATTGCTTCAAGATAGTCAACAGGTTTTTTAGAATAAACATCTAACCAACTTAACTCATCATTAACCCAAGCGGTCGCTTGTGCTGCATCTGTGTGAACAGGTGCTGGGTCGTCATACATAATCGTAGATACGGTTGTGTATTCCTTACCTGCAGGTGTTTTAGATTTTGCCAATTCTATGATTAAATCACGACCTTTTTCAGAGTCAGTGATATCACCTTTGTTTCTCCAAATTGGGATGATTTTATCTAAAATACCATCATTCTTGTAATTGTGTTTAAATCTCCAAAATTTCACACCGTCTTCCTCGTGGTCACGGTCGATAACTTTAACGATATAAAATTTACGAGAACGGTATTGAGCGGCTAACTGTTTGTCAGACTCTTTACCTGTGGCAATCAACTCTTCGTAAACTTCATTTAAAGGTGAACGCTCGTTGTCATTCTTTCCTGGGTCGTAGAATTTTTGCCATTGGCCACCTACTTGAATTTCGTGGTACCATGCCTCTTTGAATGGTGAGGAACCATCTGCGGTAGGAAGGATTCTTACTCTTCTCTGACCTGACTTCTCTTTATCCCCAAGGATTAAAGCGAAATACTTTTTCATTCTTTCGTCTTGCGACATCTTACTTTGGGCCCCGCCCGCTGATTGTTGTGATTTTTCGTACTGTGCCAATACGGCGTCTAATGAACTCATGTTTCTAAAATTAAATGATTAAATTGTTTTATAAAGATAGGTGAAAATATGATATAGTCAAATAAAAAAGGTGTCTTTCGACACCTTCGTTATTATCTAAAAGAAGTTTTGTAACTTTCTTTATCTTCCCCTCCTCCAGGTTGGAAAGAATTTTTGATATCGTTAACGTTGATGTCCTGTACCTCGTCGGAAGTTAAAACATAATCATTTTTTCCCGTCTTTTCCATCTCTTCTGACTTGTCATCAAAAAATTGTGAAAGTTTTTGATTGAATGGGTATGAGTCGTAAGTTCTTAACTCTAATTTTTCTTGTGGAGTTTTTTCTCTGTATTTTTCAATCTTATTCTCAAGAGTGTTTAACTTATTCATAATATTATCCATCTCACCAAGTCTTGACTGTAAATCATTTAATTGTGAGAATAAGTTTTCAAAATATTCATCTTGTTTTGTTTGAATACTTTTTTGAGAATCTACTAATTCTGTGATATCAAGTTCTTCGGAGTCACCTTCTTCATTACTTGTTTCTTCACTGTCTCCTTCGTCGTCAAGTTTTTCAACATCTGGGTCGTTCTCAACATCTAATGGACCGGATGCTGGTGCCTCAGGCGCCGGAGGTGGAACTGCTGCCACGTCTGACGGTGGAGGTGGAGCTCCTGCCCCTACATCACCAACGGCTGGCGCTAATGCTCCTAAATCTTCTTCAGGTGTTGTAGGAATCTCTTCAGCTTGTTCTGAGATGTATTTGTTGATACTTCTGTATCTATCTATCTCACTTAATATTTTTTTATCTAAACTCATTTTTTATCCGTTTAATAATTGTTTTAATCCGTTATCGGTTTCAACCATAACTTGTCTGTTAGCATAAGTACTATTTCCCGCTCTTTCGATAAGACCGTCACGTTCTCTTACTGTATAACATTGGCCCGTTGCTAAGTCGCAAACTTCTTTTGTTCCGTCGTTATTATCTTTTTCAGAATAATTAATTTTTTTTCCAAGATAATTACTGATTGCTGTATTAATGTCCATAATATTCTTTTTTATATAAATATGTTGTTATGTTATAAAGTGAAAATATCACTTAATATGGTTTGTCTTAATATCTCTCCATTAATCGGACTAGTAAACCCGTACGGAAGATATTCAATTTGTAACCTAAACGCGCCTAAAGACCTTACGGTTACGTCATTTGTGTAATTAGTGTCAACTCCCAGCAAAATACTATTTGGTACTGGTGAAAAAGTTAATGCGTCTATAATCAAACTAGACCCTCTCCAACTATCATTATATTGTTCACCTTGAGGTACCGTAAAATTAAGTGTGATAAATCCACCTCCAGGTTTCCTAATATTATAGTAAGTTGGACCAACACCTTGTATTGAAGGGGACTCCCCGACATTAACAATTGAAAGTTGTTTTGGTGGGAACGTTACTTTAGTTTGACTTGTTGGAACGTTGTCTATAGGTACTTGAGTTTGGTTTGGTGTTGTATACCATACTTTAAATGGAAATTGCTGTACCACAGGTTGCTGTTGTATTTTAGATGCGCTCACACTAAACATAATATCAATCTGCGTTTTACCTTCGTTTTTAGGAATGTTATTTTTTAATAATAATTCTACTTGTTCAAGGGTTATGTTAAATTGATTATTAATAACTCGGCCTTCAACAAGTACTTCTCCTTTTGAAATATATTTTCTACTAATTACATTATTAATTTCCTCAAGTTCATATACTGTGTAATTCATACTTACTCCTCGAGAAATTACCCACCCTGTATTTTGAGGGTTTACCTTAACATTTAACGATTGTGTCTTACTCTCATTTAACGGTATTGAGGTGCCAGACAAAGTTAACGGTCCATTATCTTGCGGGTTGGTGTTGGTTCCTAACGTAGGACTGTAGTTGAATAACCTTGGGCTTGTAAATGACCCGTGGTCGGTTTTAATTTCAATTCTTCCATTAACACTAACATCCCCTGTTAAAACTTTAGGTACAATAAAATTAACTAAACTATCATTAAGAACTGTTATATCTTTTCTAAGTACCTCAACTCCAATAATTTTAATTGAACTTGTGGTTGATAAACTACTTCCACTAATTCGAACAATTGTTCCAGTATAACCCGATAGTGGAGAAATTGTCGTAATCGAAGGTGGAGGACACTCTAAACCTAATATTGACTCTATAGATGTTCCTGAAGTACCAGATGTTCCTGAAGTTCCACTTGTTCCTGAAGTACCGGATGTTCTGTTTATTCTTACATTTTTAATGGTTGCTTTCAAGTCTTTTGAGTTTTCCAAACTTGATAATCCAACCTTAACTGCAGAATCTACTGCGGCAAGTAGGGTGATTCTAGTTTGTTCATATTTACTTATGTTTGCGTCATAATATTCAGGAGACACTCCATTACGGTCAGGCCAATAACAAACATACCATTTAGCTAATCCAATGTCTAATATTTCATCTTTCGGTTCAGTTAACTTACTGGCCATAAATCTCACATATTTTTCAAGAGTACTAAAATGAACAACAGGTAAAGATTGTGAGGTTGAATCATTTGATTTAGATTTAATACAACTATATGACTTATCTAAAGTAGTGTTAAGTCCATTATAACTCGTATCTAAAGATATTGTTGCTAAATTATTATTCCACCCATTAAACGCACCTAATTTACTTTTGGAAGTTATTTGGAAACTCCTCATATATGATAAACAATATATTATTATCTGTAATTCTTCACTATTAGGTATTTCCTTAATTAACACATCAGCCAGTTCTTTTGGTGTTTTTTCGGTTAACGTTCCTACAACACTATCCCCAAACCCTGCATCCGCAAAAGTTTTAAGAACATTACTTTTACATGCATTTGTGGTGTCAAGAGCGTTGTCCGCCTTTTGAGGTATAATGTTACTCTTAACGGCATTTGTTGTCCCTGTTACGGTTATACTCTCTTTATTAACCTTAATTAATTCTTCTAATTTGGTAATCAAGTTTTGGTTAATACTCTGTAAGAAACTATCAATTGCAGGTAAATCAAAAATTCCTTGTCTAACCCCTGTGAAGGTTGTTTGGAAATTACCCGCTTGAATTGAGTGTTGAACATCTTGAATCATGTAAGGACCATTAAACATTGGTACGTGTCTAAGGTTAAAATACATTGTTGGTTGTATTAACGCATTACCTAATGAAACAACAGAACATTTATAACTTCTTTGTTTGTATAAATTATAGATACTATTATTTTGGGTTGCGGTTTGTCTACCTGAAGACTGGTCAACCATATTTATTAAAGTATTAATCGATTCAGAGGTGGCTGTGCCGTTGTCTTGAGATACGGTAAATGAATAGAACACATTTTGATTTCTAATACCGATGTCAACAGTAAACCCAACACATTTATTAGAAACCGCCCAATCTTTTTTACCTGTTTGGTCCTCTATTAAAGGGTTTTCAGAAAATCTTCTCATTTCAAATCCGTCATCTCTAAACTTAAAATTCCCTTTTGGTAAGTCCAAATATTGTGAGGGTTTTCCTGCATAAAAACAAACCATCTTAGGCCCCGATTTTCTATAATCAACATCTAAATAAGTTCCCCATAAACTGTCCGCAAAAGCTCTAGGACTTTCCCCCTTTGGTATTGTGGTCCCATCAACATCTTGTACGTTATAGAAATTAACATACGCAGGTAAATTCATAACATTAAAATTATTCTTAATAAGAATACCGCTAATAAATGTATAGACACTCATTGCTTGATTTAATGAATTTTCATTAAACATATTTTTTAAATCAAAAATATCTATTAAAATTGTATCACCAATATTTCTTGAGGCTCTATCTAAAAACATTATGTCCTCAAATAAAGTTCTGTTGGTAAAATCCCCACCGGCAATCCATTTATCATTTAATGCTTTAAAAATTTCATAGTTTTCAACTTTACTTTGTTCCCCCGTTACCGCACTTTGAATTGTTTGTTGTGGTATCTGTTGTTGAGACGGGAGTGCTCTTTCTAAACCTGTTAGAACTCCATTTAAGAAATTGTTTTGTAATTCTGTTTCAATCCCAAGATATTGAACTATTTGATTTTTAAATTGTGAAACACTAATTGTTGGTGACTTAACTTTTTGTGTTGCATACATTTTAATTATTTGTACAAGTAATGTGACATTCTGTGGTGTAAATTCAATATTATTATCAACAAAGAAGTCTGTAATGTAAGACCCACTTGAACTGTAAACAACATTAGGTATTGTTGAAAACCCTACTTCCGTTTCTAACACGAGCCATGCTTCAGGATTTGCGATTTTAGATTGAGTTAGTGTTACATTACCCCCTTTAGTTGGTAGGCTACCTTTAACATATGGGTTGAAAGTTATTGGGTCTGTTACAACTGCAGGTCCGTTAAATGAAAGGTATGAATCAAAAATTCTTCGGTTATAATTTGAAGGATTTCCGTATCTTAATATTACATCGTATTCCATGAAAGATTTAATTCCTGTTTGGAATACATTGTATTGTTTATCAATAACACTTTTAAAATAAGTTTCTTCACCAACACCGTCAACTTGTGCTGGCACCATCATTAACGTTTTAAATAACGATTGAAAGTTTCTAAAACTACTTGTGTTATTAACAGGACTTTGCCCAAAGGTAACCGTTTCATTACCATTATCATTATTTGTAATTGGTTTACAAAATTTTAAGAATTCTTCTTCAAAATTATCTAATATCTTTTTTTCGAATACAGAGAATGTCTCCTCAATTTTAGAATATTCATTAACATTTAAGAAATGAATTGGTGTTTGAGTATTACCCGTATTAATTAAAGTTAAATATGATTCAGGGCTTGGGAATGCAATTTGAGTATTATCAAAATACCCATAGTTTGGTGCCGACCATAAACATCTTACCGAACCATTATAGACACTACTATTTGAACTAAGTGACACTTTAGTGACTGGTGATGTTGTCACATCAGTTAAACAGGAATCGGCCGTTTGGTTGTATGGTGTCCCAAAAGATGGTACAATAAAATACTCCACACTTTTTGTATTGTTTTTAGGATTACAATTAATATCTGTTTCAGGAATTAAATCAGGTAATAACACAGACCAAGTGTTTAACCTTAAATTTTTATCCCCTTGTTTAACACCAATAATATTTGATTCTAAAAAGTTATACATCTTCATACCACCATTAACACTATCTTGAATTTCGGTATCCGTATATCCATTATACAAATCATAACCATTATAAAATACGTTAAAGTCGTTAATTAATTTAGGGTAAAATCCTATTTGCATATTAACGTCAGTTGCGGTTTCGCTCTGTAAAACAATATTTCTATCAACCCCACCATACTTGAATGTGTATGGTGTTGTTGTTTCATTAGTTATCGGATTATAATTTGTTGTGTAGTCAAAATCTTTCCATACATTAGTTAGAATATCGACCCCACTTTCTTTATATTTTTTATATCTGTGCCAAATAGAACCGTATTTCAAAATCCAAGCGTATGGAATTTTATGAATGGCTCCAAACTTTTTAAATGTAGAAGCGATATAATCCAAATCAGTTGGAGTGTCGTCTGTTGAAATGGATTTATATTTTTCCCTTAATGTTGCAAGTGGTAACGAATTAAGAAATAAATACGCAGCCTGAACATAAGGGTAGTTATCTTTTTTCTTAAAATTATCTACACCATTTTGAATTGCATTGATAAAATAAGGGGTATTCAACATTGAGGTGGTACTTCTTGGGCTTAATAACTCTGTTGGGGTAATACCGTCACAATATCCTTCAGTTGCGATGAAGTTATCTGGAGTTCTTCCTAAATAAAATTGTTCTAATTTAGTTCGATTTCCTTGAGATTCTCCACCTAAAGACGCAACAGTCGATGGATTCTTAACCTTTAAGAATGAGAAATTGGTTACAGGTCTATTAGTTGTATATGAATATACATCACTAAAATTTGATATAATTTTTCTCGGTTCAAAAATTGTTAAACTTTTTTTGGTATCATAAACTTGATTGCCAGTTGCACTTGCACTTTGATTTAAATTATTAATACACCAAGTCTCATTAGTGTATGGTAATGTATCAACCACCAATGGTTCATTAGACGCATTAGTTATTAAAGTTCTAAGAGCGTCTGAACTGGTTCCAACTTGAGGTATTTTACCAATATCACTAGTTCTTAGTATAGTAAATGAATTTTCAGTCAAATTCTTAATATACGGTGTTACAAAGAAATCCCTAATATAGTCCTGATAAGACCTACCCGTTCCCATATTCGAAATATTACTCAAGAACAATGGGTAGATTTTGGCATTTAACCCATAATTTTTTAACTTAAAAGTTATATATGGTGAACTAACACCTAAACTATCCTTAATATTATTAACTTCGGTCTCAATATTAAGTTTAAGTAGGTCATTTATTTGACTTTGATTAGCTCGAACTAACCCTGAATAATGTGATGTTAAAAATTGTCTTTCCCATATTTCGTAGAAAAACTTAACTTCTTCTTTGTTGGCGTAGGCAATACCTTCAGATGGAAACTCAATGGCGTTTATATTAATAATATTAGTATCCCTTTGGTTTTCTAATGGTTGTTGAGCAATAGGGTTTTGGAATTTTTGAGTAAGACCTTTGATGTATTCTTCAACAAATTCAACTTCAGGCCATTTAGCGTAGTTACCTCCTTGAGTTCTATCAATAACTGTTGGGTCTGCAATATATTTTAATTGGAACCTTCCCTTTTTATCTTCAGGTGTCTCAACAAAAAATTGAGGCCAAGGGTATACTGGAATTTGAGAGTTTTCCGCGGCGGTATTTCCCAATATTGAACCTTGTCTTCTGAAAACGTTGTCTACTGTGTCAGAGCCAGGCGCAGATGAAGTGTTATCTAAAATTGCGTTTTTTCTTACAGGGTCATATTTTACATTCCATGCATTGGTGTGAACGTCATCCAACAATCTTAAGAACGCCTCTGCGGATGCCATAATAACCGCAATAATATTTCTAACGGTTGGTTTAAATCCAATACCCGCATCTTTATCTTCAATTTTTTTCAATAAATCCGCAGTTATCTTTGATTCATATTCCGATAACTTTTTATTTGCCTGAGCATCTAATGATGAGATTGTTGAATCAAACCTACCATTCCCTTCAAAAATAAAGTATGGTTCTTTGTTCAGGTTATAACTTTCTTTACCGTTAATCGTAACCTCATTAATACTTACAACAAAGTCACCATATTGCGATTTAATCCTTTCAATCTGTTCTTTAGTCGGATTTGAAACTCCTGTCTGAGTAACTGTAGTTGTAACCCAATCAATTTGTGATTCGTCAATATTGTCTATCACCATCATTTCATATTTGATTGGATTAGGTATTGGAGTTTTACCCTTAACACCTACGGTTGGGTTTCCCGCCAAAGCGTTATTATATTCTGTAATGTTTTTTTGTAATTTAGAAATTGCATCTTCTTTTGGTTTTCGGTCCATAACCTTAAACGCATAAACCTTATCACCACCAAATAAAATAAGTGGTTGTGGGTTTAAATTTATTGCAAACCAAGAACTATTTGAATTCCCTCTAACATTTGAAAAAAATTGAGTTAAAATACCTTTATAGTTTCGTATATTAGTTAAAGATTCTACTTCAACTTTATCAAAAGAATTTACAATATTTTTTTCAAATTCATCTAATTTAACCATTAATTGAACTAATGTTAGTTCAGGTAAGTCTACAGGTATTAATCCTTTTGCTTTGTACTCACTATAAACTTCAACTATTTTTTGATACCCTCTTTCGGTTACCAATTCGGTAACCACCGCATCACTACTATTTGGGTTATTAGAACCAACGGCTGCCTGAGTCTTAGATTGTGATTCAACTGATTTATTACTTTGTTGTGGTGTAACTGGTGTTGCTCCAAAGTTAAATCTTTGAGAGTACATGTGTGGTGCTGCCAATAGATGTCCCATCGCAACCTCATTTAATATATTAAATTTGTATCCTTTAAATTTTAAATCAACTCGGTAATTACCACTATACGAATTAAATGTTGCGTGAAATGTTTCTAAATTTAATTGATATCTAATTGCCTGTCCATAAAATCCTTTAAGGGTAAGATAGAATGGTGGATAAGGTAAATTAAAGAAAGCCGAGTAGGGTGAATTATTACCTAACTGAAATAATGCCCTTCCTTGCACATCCTCTAATTGTATATCAACAGTTGGAATGAACGACGAATTTGTTGTTATATTAATGCTGGTTATACCTAACAACCCATTATCCATAACGTTTAATTCGTTAGCAACTGTATTTTGAATATATGGTTTTGAACCCGCACTCGATTGTTGTCCAAGTTCTGCAGGTTGGTTGCTTCCGTCAAACTTTGTACTATTTTGACCTGTTAATTCGTCATAATAACCCGTACCTAAATAATTATTTTTTGACGGTTTAAGGAAGTTCATTTTAGCGACCGAAACGGTATTTATCCCACTATCTTCAGGACTAATGCCAACCGCCAGTTTTGTTCTTGGCAACACATCCGCCTCAAGATTAGCGTACATAACCAAATTTTCATGGTCAACTAATCTTTCTCTAATGTTTCCTAACGCATCTTCAGTTTTGTTAGGGTCAACTACAATAAGATTATTGTAATCAAACTCAACATAAATTCTACCACTGTTGTCTGGTCCTAAATTACCTACCATAATAATAAAAATGATTTTCTAAAGCCGCTTTATAATCCTGTAGAGATGGTAGTAACGGAAATGGGATAATCAATATAGCACCGTCATAAATGTTGTTTTCAAGACCACCGAACTCAGGATTTGCCTGAAGGATTAACCAGTTAAAATAAGGTGAATTATAGTACTCTTGGGATACTTTATCCAACCTACTTTGAGCCACTTTATATATGTAAGCTTTATCTGTCGATTTTTGAGTAATCGGCACGTAAGGGACAACGGTTTGTTCTCCATTTATTAAAAAATCACTGTATCGGTTCCAATATTGAAATGCCATTAATTTAATTTTGCTTTTGATGTGTAAGCACCTGTTGAACCATTCTTATCATTCCAAGTGTTATTATTTGTATTTGAGTTGGTCGTTGCTCCCAAACCTTTAATCATATTTTCTTGTGCCTTTTTATTATCGTTATCCGCACTGTTTTCAACAGTATATGTAACTACTCTCTCTTTCTTGTCGAAAGGAGTATAGTTTAAAAAATCTTTCAATTTAGTTTTTTCTAAATTATCAATAAACGCCTTGGTAATATTATTTTCCTCAGCAAACACTGGTTTGGCTTTAGTTATCCAATAAGCATCGAACACAAAATCAATATCATTAATTCCATCACTTAGAGATTTGTTGTTAACAACATTATTAATTAACGCATCTTTAAATGTTTGATATTTTTTTTCGTCTAAAACATCTTCAGATACTATCATATATTGTCTCTTAAATGCTTTGTCATCAACAATCAATGTATTTGTACTAAAAGGTAAGAACACATCTTCAACAGTAACCGCTTTAGACACACCATTTGTTTCCGTTTCAAAAACTAAATTACCTGTGTAATTATTTTTACCATAAGTAAAACTACTATCACTCCATATTGCGGTATTAAATTCACCAATGTTTGTTTGAATTTTTCCAATATCGTCACGTAATTCTTGGAATGTGTCCGTGGCGGTTGAATTAACGGCAACTTTATCAGTTCCCGTTGTAACATATACCATAACGTTTCCTGTTTTACCTTGGTATCCGTCAGTACCTTTATCGGTTTCACCTTCAAAAGTAATTAGGTTTACTCTACCTAATGTTTGTAAATAACTTTGTTCTTCCGTTGTTAATTCTTGAGTAATTTTTGATATTGCGGTTTGAAATGAACTTCTTTTATTTTTAACAAAATTGTAATAATTCTCTTTAATAATACGAATTACTTTTGGAGTGAATCCAATATTTTTTACACTAATAAACTCTATGAATGGGTCACTACCGTTGTTAATATTTTCTTCAAAGTCAGAGAATATCGTATCAAAACGTTTTTCAATATTACTTGGTTTACCAAATAAAACAACCTCAGAGTCATCAATAGATAAATTACCTTGAGTATATGAACGCTGTAACATCCATTGTTGACGAACCGCATTATTATACTGATTAACAGTTTCTTTAGTTTTATTAACAACTGTTGTAAAATATGTTTGAGTATTATTAACCACTTGAACCATGAAATCGGAATAACTTAATGTTCCTGTTTCAAATCCATCGACAATGTCCTTACTTATACTCGTGCCTACCGTTGAATTATTGTTTTGACCAGCATTTGGTGTTGCCTGATTTAATGCGGGTGGTGAAAATAATGTGTCTTGTTTTAAAAATTCACTATCAAGTATTTTTAAGAAATCTTCTTGAGCGGTAACATCGGCTCTATCATCCCACATTTCGGTGTTAGCATAATAGTTAAATGTTAATGCGTTTTGTAACTTATCAACAGATTCTTTTAAACCACTACCTCCAACAAATTTAAATGATAATGTAACATTAGCAATCATTGGTTGTATTCCAATTCCTTCAGGATTAATGTCTAAAGACTCATAAGTTAAACTTAAATTATCCGGTATTATTTTCGTATTGTAAAAATCACCGATTCTTAACACTAAAACAGGAGGAGCACCAAATGAGGTGTTAATCGCATTGTTGTATTGTAATGTTGGTTTACTCTGTGGTGTATCTTGTTTTACCGTAGGTATCGTTTCACCAGGTCTCATACATTGTTGTAAAAATGTTAGACGAGAATTTAACCCTTCAGGTGTTGTTGAGTGAAACGCTGGTTGGAAAAATTTTAACTTATCTTTTAAGTTATCATATACCATTGGTGTCTCGGCTTTAATTGTTTCAAAATAATCACATTCAGACAATAAAGACCTTAATACTCTTTTAGTAATGTTATTTCTTTCTCTTCTTACTTGTTCCACCACAGGCACATTTACTGTATTTGTCACAACATTACCAACAACAACATCTTGATACTGTGGTTTTTGTAGTGCCACAGGTGCGGTTAGATTTCCTTCAATTTTACTAATGTACGCTCGTCTACAGGCCATGGCAGTAGTTGTAAAAATTTCTTTAGAATCAGCCTTTGTATCACCACCATTTGCACTTGGGTCACTATCCGTACAACTAACTGTTTTTCCAGGAGTGAATTTACCATCTTCAAATTGTTCTACTTGTGATTTTTCCCCCTCAACAGTTAAACCAACATCCTTAGCTCCAGTAATAAGAAGTCTTTTATTTGATATAAAAGGTTGTAATGGTTTTGTGTCGGCAAAAAATTTAATAAGAGAGTCAATCCTTCTTTGGGCTAATTCTTTATTATAACTTTGAGTTGCAGGCGCAGAACAAGTTGAATTTATCACAATACTTACAGTTCCATTTGGATACTGTGTTAATTGTTTTGCAAGTTCCACGGTTAATTCTTTCAATGAATTATAGTTTGGTGTAACCACCACATTAAAAAATGTTCCTAATTGTTCCCCTTTAGAAGTATACTTTGGTTTTACACCAATATACTGGTTATACATTTCAGTATAGTTTGGTTCTGTTTTTTGTTTTGGATAATCGTTATCAAAATAACCACCTTTTTGAACGTATGGTTTAAAGTATTCATCGGTCTTTAATACTGACTGTGATATCGTGTTTGCCCCCGCATTTGGTGCATCCTTTCCCGTTTGAATTGTTTGTTTGGTAAAAATTAACTCTTCCTTAGTCATTTCTTTAGAAGAAATTATATCTTGTAAGTAGGATAATTCACCTGGTTTTATAGTATAATATTTTTTAGCAAGTTCATACAAATCATATTTTCTACAACCCGCAAAGAATGAATCAATGATACTATCAACTCTAACTCTGTTTGTTTCGTTACCTAACACCTTATCTACAATAACATTTAGTACGGATGGGTGGTCAACTACAATTTTCCATGTTAATGTACCTCCTCTTGAAGTACTTTTATAAGTGTAGATTGGTTCTGGTCTACCTAAGAATTCGTTTGGTTGCCAGTTCGCCTGAACAGTTTCACTGAAGGTTAGTCCATAAGGAGCAAACCACATTACTCTACCACCATTTGGACCTCTCTCACATACCGCCAAATCCGAAACAGAATATCCTGGTGTACTCGATGTTCTCCACGCTAAATTCTCTAACGAAAACATATATTTTTTGGCATATCCATTACCACCGGCACCACCGTTAATTAAGTTAGTTGACGACTGTCCACCCTCCATTTTATTAGGGGCGATGTTAAGATTATAGGTATTATCAAATACCGAATCCGAAAATCTTCTACCATTAACAGTTACACCATCAACTTTTTGAAGGTCATTGTATTGTAAGTAAGGTGTGTCTTTAGCAAACACTCTACAATATTCGGTACCCACTTCTTGTCCGATAGCCCCTTCATATCTATAAACTCTTGAACCTTTAGTAAGTTCTTTGTACCCATCATGGAATACTTTACTTACTTGGTCAATAGCATTACCAACGTGTTGTAACCTTCTACCACCCTGAGGTTGGCTATCTATTATTCTTTGTGTTTGGTCTAAAATTGAACCTTGTTTAAAAGTTCGTTCAGTTGACTCAGTTGAATTGTATGATGAAGGTTTAAAGTCTTCGTCCTCATTGGTTACTTCACCTCCAATACCAACTTTCTTACCGGCATTACCCTTATACTTTGGTGACACCCACGTAAATCCACCCTCAATACCACCACCGTTAGAATATGTTGGCCCATTAGCACCTAATTTAATATCTTGACTTGGTCCTTCATATAGTTGTGCCAATTCTGACGGTCCATAAACAGGTGATTGAACTTCTTGTCCATAAGCATTTACAGGAATATCACCACCTGGCGAAAATACTCTTGACGGTTCTGACGTAATTGAACCAATGTAATAGTTACTATTATCTGAAACTGTTCCAACAATCGCTCCCGCTAATCTGGCAATAACACTTCTTTCAAAGTTTGGTTTGTATCTATTATAATCAATATTTTTAAACAAACGAGACCTCTGTCCTGCGCCCATGTTATTGTACATGATTTGAGAACCAGAATTACCACCACCTAATAGTCTGTTAAAAAATTTACCAACACCTGTATTTCTAAAGGCATTAGTCATTTGTTGGATTGTGGTTGGTTGTCTAAGACTAATGTTCGGGTCGAAGTATGAGCCAGGTATTGGAGATACAGGTAATATACTTCCTCCTAACCTTAAGGCAAAATTGGCCGCCGCAAGTATTGGATTCGCGGTAACTGTAATTGTAAAGTTCGGTTCGATAATTGGAACCACACCTGACAAAATGTTAACAATATCACTTCCACTATTAATGTTTAATATATTTGCCCTTCCAATAGTATCTTGTCTTATTTGAGCAGCAATTCTTGCCTCAAATTCTCTTCTAAGTGTTTGGGCACCTAACTTAACAATGAATGAGTCTTGACTCATTAATCCATTACTACCGCCAGGGTCATTTGAAAGTAAGATAGATAACGGACTATAACTTGATGGTACAAATGTTGTTGGGTAAGGTTGGTTGTTAGATGTGTTGGTTGTTTGTGGTCTACCTAATGAATCAAAAAATTGTGCACTATCTAACGGTAATTGATTTCCGTTTGAAAAAACATTAAGTGGTTTCCATCTTTGAGATTCGAATATGGATTGGTCTACTATGTTAGCATCTTGAAACCCATATTCACCTTCGTTTGATTTAGTATTTAACAACGCTCCTGGGTCAGGAACTTGTTCATATCCACCCTCATTACCATACTGATTAAGTGGGTAAAGTTGATTTGCAAACGATGGCGTATCGATTAGTTGGTCGGGACTATCTTGAACCGATGTGTCAGATTGAATGTACTCTATGTTAATTGGGAGCGTAGGTCGGTTAGGGGACTTAGCATAAGGTGTTAAGTTCCTAGTTATTAGTTTCTTTCTGAAACCATCCGAGTTTATAAAATCTAAAGGACTTCCCATTAATATCTTTATTTAATAAATAGGTTAAGGGTATTTTTTTTTACCCGGTCGCACCTATTCTTGCCAAAGTTTTTCCTGTAGGCGCCTTTGTTGGATTATCTTTTGAATTAAGACTTACAAAATATTGTTGTCCTATAGTACTGGTGATTGCGTCAAGAACTATCTTAGACACCTCTTCTTTATGTTTTGCAGTTAACGACTCTTGAGGGTCTTGTTTAATATTAACATTAATATCCGTCTTTCCATCAAAAGTAATTTTTGATGATTGGTTAATTAATGACCCAGAGTTTGAAACGGTTTCTTTAATTGCCGTTGTCCTATTACCTTCAATTAAAGACTTTCCTGGTTGATTTCCTTGAATGTTATTAACTTTGGCACCACCTAATAACGTATCGTAAACTTTATTAGCAGTTCTTTGTGCACTATTACTATTATCTAATTCATTACGACTGGCTTCTAGTATTTTAATGGCCTTTTCCTGAAGAGAGTTACTTATGTCAACTCCTTGTTTCTTTAAATTATCCATATAATCTTTAAATGCTTCTTTGGTTGATTTATTATCACCAGTTAAGTCCAAAAATAACGTTCTCATATCTCCAAGGCGGGCAGAAGTAAAGTCTCTGACCGCGCCAGTATTGGCTAATTCTTTATAAGCGTTTTTTGTAAGTGATGTTCCAACTTCTCCCACATCCTTTAAACCTTTTAAAAATTCTCTTTGGGTTACAATACCTGCGGCAACCGCCATCCTAATTGCGGTAACATCATTAGCCATAACCTCCATATATGTCATTTGACCTCTTGCAATTTCTTCAAGAGTTTTAGGTCCATTTTTTTGCTCATCAATTAGTTCGTCAAATTCTTCTTGATTTAACTGTTGTAATTCTTTTTTGGTTCCATCTTTAAGTTCAACCTCATATCTACCACCCTTACCCATACTCGCAATGTTTTGTAAATATTGTTTGTCTTCTTCACTACCAAAATGTAAACCAGCAGCATTAACTTCAGAAATTCTTTTATCAAGTTCGGCGGCTGCCAATCCCATTTTACTCATTTCCTTCGCACTAACCCCTGTTTGTTTTTCCATTTCTTTTAATGTTAAAACCCCTTGAGGATTAATTTTAAATGTTTTTGTTTTCTCATCAAAATACGTAAACTGTTTTGACACGTTAACTAAACTATCTTGTAGTCCTGATGGGTCATTAATTGATTGATTCATTAATGAAAATGGGTCAACTAAGGAACCTGCGGATACTCCTAATCTTTGGAAAGCGGACGCAACCTTAATTGCCTCTTCAGGGTCTAAAACTCTTTCAGCTAAGGTAAAGGTTTCTTTCATTTCAAACCTTAACATTGAGGCCTGTGCCGCCATTTTGGTTAAACCTTGTACCCCACCCTCAAACTGATATCGGTTCATTTGTTCCATATTAGTTTGAACATCTTTCATAACATCAACGGTATTACCACCAATACTTTGAATATAATTAATTGATTTTTCTAACTCTTTAGGAATCTGAGAGATTCCGACACCAACATTTAAAAAAGAATTAGAAATATCTTTAATAGAACCTCCCAATATTTTCTGAGCAGCAAACATATTACTAACATCCTCACTATTAGCAATAACGTTTCTTCTCGAAGCTTTGGCTATTTCATTAATTGTATTGGTAACCTCGTTAATTCCGCCACCTAATCTCTTTACACCAGGAGCGGTGTCGGCAATCGCGGTTTGTATTTCTACAAGTCTTTGTTTTGTTTGCCCAAAAGCGGCATTAATTTTAATTGCACCTGCACTTATACCTTCATAAGCTTCTGTAAATTCTTCAACGCTTGGTAATCTATAAGCATTTTTTACATCATCAGAAATACCTGTTTTTACACCTTTTGCCATTTTTTAAGTATGTTAGTTATTGTATAAATACAAAAGGACTGATTTTTCAGTCCTTTTTATTATCTTCAATCCATTTATCTAAAAGATACTTTCTTGTAAAGAGAGGCATCGATTGAAAATCTTGGTAAGTAATGTTCATTAATGTTGATAAATAGTAAAATTCGTCAAGTTGATTTTTCCTATAGTTAGAAGAAAGGGCGAAAAAAGTCCACCCCGAAACCAACATTAACTGTCAATTTTTCTCCTGATGGGGCTGTAACTACTCGTTTCATATCCAACTTTGGTTCATTCTCATCCATAAAATTTCTTATGTATTTTGAATCTAAAATTGGCATTTGTTCTATAAATTTGGCGATTTCGCCCTTATCGGTTATACCGTTTACTTCAATAATTTCTTTTTGGAGTCTTAATGTTACTTTAGGAGGAGTCCTTCCTGAAGGATATGAGTCAATAATTCTTTGATTTTCAATTATTTCTCCATATGTCATTGGTCTTAACTTAACTGTTGAATTTGACTTCGGTAGAGTTGTTATAAATGTACCGTCTTCATTTGGTGTATTACCTTGTGATATACTTAGTTGGTCTAATAATATTGTTGATTTAAACGGTTTTCTTGTTACTGGGTCGGTTAAAGTAAGTTCCATTTCAGGCCCAAACGCAGTATTTCTTAAAAAAATTAAAACCGCTTCAACATCTCCTTCCAACATATCTTCAATACGTAAATCGGGTTCATAAATTTTTGACCTCAAAAGATTTTGAGTCATGTCGTCTCCTCCCGCCATCAATAGATTTTCATCGTTAGCGGTTAAATAACCAACCTTAATAGATTTTTTTTTATTTTTGTAAAAAATTCCTTTGGACGGTAATGGTACCACGTCGTGAGGAAGTGAAAAGTTTGATTGTAAGTGTTCGTTTGTTTGATTTTCCATATAAAAAAATAACCGTAAAGTTTATGTCTTTACGGTTAAAAGTAGTTTTAATTATTTTTTAATAAATAGTTTTAATAAACTAATACACATCTATCCATTCTTAATGTTGCTGTAATATCAGCAAGAGCATCGGTACTGTAAGCTAATGAACCAAAGTTCACCCCTGTTAAGAATGTACCATATAAAATCCATTTCTCAACAACAACTCCTGTTGGGTCTAACATTTCAAGGTCAATATCTTTTTTATATCCCGCAGCATATCCCATACGACCTGTAACAGATTCAGCATGTAAACGAACCCACTCCATAAGTGCTTGAGACGCAGAAGGCCCAACTGGGTCTCTAAATTTAACAGAAATCTCCTCCCAGTTAAATCTTCCCGCAACGTAAGTTTCGGTATTTAAAAAGGGAATTGGTACCGAAGCAATTTTAATTGAGGGTCTTGAAGCACTTTCTACAAACCATTCGTTAATACCTAAGCTTGATGGAAACCTTAAAATGAATCGGTTTTGTCTTTTCGGTTCATAAGGAATCGGCATTTTCATTAGTAAATCAGCCATATTATTTTAATTTTTGTTTCTATGTTTATATCGATAAATATATCCATTTGAAAAATTTTTCTATTTACTTAAAATTTTAAAAATGGTATTCTTTAACTAGACTTCTTTTTTAGTGCCTCCAGCTGTAGAATAAGTTCTTATTATATTATCTGGTTTATCTTTAAAATGTTTTTTCATTACTTCTATATTCTTAGGGTCATCGTCTGAAAAACCTATAGAAGGCTTACTAGGAATAAAATTATTATTAACATCATTCTTTAAAAAAGCTTTCTTATTTAAAGAAGATGCGAGTTCTCTAATATAAGTTACGAATTCTTCCATAGCATCCACCTTAGCTTCTTCAGGATTCACTGCTCCCGCTTCATCTCCAAACGAAACTGGATGATATTTATTGAGGTCTAAATAAGTTTTAATTAACTCTTCGTCACTCATATCTTCTTCATCTACAAACGTTCTGTATTTCTTAAGATTTTTAACTAACTCATCTTTACTTATACCATTATAATCATTTATGATGTAATTATAAACTGCTTGTTTAAGAGTGTTTGGGTTGTGACCTCTCGCTGTGATTATAGAAAAAATCGACCCGTTATTTATTGCCTCTCTAAAATCGTCAAACGCAGGACCTTCCTTAGCCCTCATTGCATCGATTACAAAATCTTTATCACCTTCAGTTTTAAAATTTCTGAATGGTTTGTCTCCATAACCTACAATAGTTTCACCCTTATATTCAAAAGGTTCTTTACCTAAATGATGTCTGTGTTCCGCAAAGTCGTCAGTCGACATTCCAATCTCTTCTCCGTCTTCACTTTTTACAATAATCTTCGTCGGCATATGTACAATATTATCATCCCAATCGAATGCGTAATATTTCATATCAGGTGAACCTTCACCTTTAAATCCTTCTGTTAATTTTTTTCTCATTTGGCTAAAGGGGGGAGTTTAGTTCCCCCCGTTATTATTAAATATTCTCAAACGAAGCTCCTGTCGGAGTAATAAAGAATTCGATATCGATGAATTCTAATGCTTTCGTTGGTTTTAAGTAGATTTTTCCTACTAATGTGTTTCTATCTAAGTCTTCAGGTGTTGAAGAAACTGTTACGCGGAAGTCGTATAAACCTCTGTCTCTTCTGATTGAGTCTAAGATTGGGTTAACACTGTCTAAGAATTGTTGTCTAACGATTTGGTCGTTTTGTTCGAACAATAATCTTACCGCCACTGCTGAAATCAACTTACGAGCTTGAAGTAATAATCTTCTTACGTTCAATCTGTTAAGAGCTGTGTCAGCAACTTGTAACGTTTTGTTACCCCAAATTACAGTACCCACATCTGCGAAAGTCGCGATAGGGTTAATTCTACCTTGATATAACGTATCTCTATCTTCTTGAGTTAATTTAGTTCGTGCTTTGATAGAGTTTACAAGACCTCTTGTGTAACCCGCTGATGCGAACCATGGGAACGCGATATTATCTGTTAATGCTAAGTTTCTACAAACTTCACCTGTTGGTGGTAAGTAGATTTGTGTATTGTTCACAGTATCTCTTACTAAAATCCATGGGTAATAAGTTGCTGTATAGTTTGAGTCAATTCCTGTGTTATCTAAGTTATCAACTGCCTCTTGTGGGTAAATGATATCTAAAGAGTTAGTTCCATCTGGAGTATACATTAAGTAGTCAGGAGTTGTTGCGATATACACAGAGTCAGCTCTTTGATATTGAACCATATCGATAGCTTCTTCAACAAGATTTGAGTTGTTAACATAATCAATCGCTGTAGTCGCAAACACGTTGATGTTTGTTGCTTCAGGATTTGCAAATGTTAAAATACCAAGTAAGTAAGCGTAGTAGTCAGTATTTGCAAAATCTTGAGTATTATTGTTTATAATAATTCTCTTAAACAAACCTTCTCCCGTTGCTGTAGGATATCTTGTAGAAACTGAAGCTCCTGCTAAGTAACC